CGGCAGAACCCAAGAACAGGAGAACCAAAACACCTGCTTGACCCGCAGCCACAGCCCGCGGGACATATTCCTAGCCGGGTCACTTCTCGATGAAAACGCCGGGTCAGATCTCAGCGGAAATCAACAGAGGGCGGTCACCGCGCTGGCCCGTACCTGCTTTCGGATGGTGTGCTGTCCGCGTCAGCTGGCCGCTTCCTCAACTTCTGGCAGAACGGGCACTCGCTGCAGCCGTATGGCGAATGCAGCGCCATGGTGGAGGCATGCGTCTCCGCCTATGCGCAGACCGTCGCTATGTGCCCCGGCGACCATTGGCGGAAGCTGGAGAACGGCGGGCGCGAGCGAGTAGCCGGCTCGGCCTTGAGCCGGGTTATCCGGCGACCGAACGACTATCAGTCGATCAGCGACTTCCTGCTCAACCTGACGCGCCGGCTCTACTCGACGGGCGAGGCATTTGCCCTGGCCACGCGGAACGAGCGTGGAGAGATCGCCGAGTTGCACCTGATGCGCAAAGGCAGAGCCCTGGTCGCGGATGACGGCTCCATTTTCTACGGGCTCTCGGGAAATGAGGTGGTGGAACGTCGCTTCGACCTCTCCTTTCCCATCCCAGCGCGAGACGTGCTCCACGTCCGCCTGCATACACCGAACCATGCCCTGAAGGGCGTCAGCCCCATCCTTTCGACGGCGCTAGACCAAGCCCTCGCCGGCGCTGCGCTGAACCAGCAGGTGGCCTTCTACCTCAACCAGGCACGCCCCAGCTTCATGCTGGAGACGGACGAGAAGCTGACCCGAGAGCAGGCGCGCGAACTCCGCGCCGGATGGGACGAGCAGACCAAGGGCGAGAATGCTGGCGGGACGCCGATCCTGTCATGGGGCCTCAAGGCCAAGCCGGTGACGACCACCGCCAACGACGGCCAGCTGGCTGAACTGCTCAAGATGAGCGAGCAGAATGTGGCCCTGGCATTCCGTATACCGCTCCAGATCCTCGGGATCGGAGGCACTCCGTTCGCCTCTACCGAAGCGCTCATGTCTGCCTGGAAGGCCTCGGGGCTCGGCTTCGCCCTGAACCACATCGAGGAGGCGTTCGGCCTCCTGTTCCGCCTGCGCGGCATGCCGGATGAATACGTGGAGTTCGACACGAAGGCGCTGCTCCGCAGCAACTTCAAGGAGTGGATCGAGGGCCTGGCGCGCAGCACGATTAGCGGCATCCATTCGTCCGATGAGGCGCGGAACGAGCTCGACCTGCCAGTGACCCCGGGCGGCCACGGCGCCATGCCGCGCGTCCAGCAGCAGGTCGTCCCACTGAGCTACGGCACCGACATGCGGCCCCCGCAACCTGCATCGGCCTCGCCGACGCCTTCTGATGAGGATGCCGATGCAGCAGATCGAAGCCCAGGGGAGTTCGAGCGCGACTTCGTCGCCGATCTTCTCACCGCAGCGGACGAGGCAGACCGCCGTGCAACTGCCTGAAGCCCTGCGCGACGCCCTCGGCCAGATCATCGCGAACGAGCGTCGTGAGTGGCGCCGGGAGCGGGAACTGATCGAGGCGCAGGCCCGGACTGTCATTGCGGAACTGCGTGCGGAGAACGTGGCGCTGGTTGCCCGGATTGAAGACATGGTCACGGCGCGTCTTGCCACCCTTCGTGACGGCAAGGACGGCATTGACGGGAAGGATGGCCGGGACGGCGTGGACGGTAAGTCCGTTACCCTGGAAGATGTGACGCCGACCATCACAGAGGCTGTCAGCCGTGCCGTGGCTGAGTTGCCGCCGCCGAAGGATGGCGCAGACGGGAAGGATGGTGTGGACGGGCGGTGTGTCACCGCCGAGGATCTTGCCCCGCTAGTCGCCGCAGAGGTGGAGCGCGTCGTCGCCACCATCGCCCCGCCGAAGGATGGCACGCCTGGCAAGGACGCGGACCCGGCCGAGATCGCTCGCATGGTTGAGAGCGCCGTCGCCGCACTGCCCCGCCCCAAGGATGGCAGAGACGGCAAGGATGCAGACCCAGCCGAGGTGGCGCGCATGGTGAGCGAAGCGGTGGCCGCGCTGCCCCGGCCAACCGATGGCAAGGATGCCGATCCGGAAGTTGTCCGCGCGATGGTGGCAGATGCCGTCGCGGCTATTCCTGCACCGGAGCGTGGCGAGCCTGGGCCGCCTGGTAAACTCCCGCTCGTCCGCGCGTGGCGCGATACCGTGCATTACGAAGGCGATGTCGTGACCTATGCCGGCTCCGTCTACCAAGCCCAGCGGGACACCGGGCGCGAGCCGCCGCACGAGGATTGGCTGTGCATCGCTCGGAGCGGCCGGGATGGTGCGGATGGCCGGTCTCTGAACATTCGCGGCACGTGGAGCGACACCGAGACCTATCGGTACCTCGATGTCGTGGCCTTCAACGGCGGCTCCTTTGTTGCGCGCAAAGACGATCCTGGGCCGTGCCCGGGCGATGGATGGCAGCTGCATGCGTCTCCGGGGAAGCGGGGGCAACCGGGTGAGCCGGGGCGCCGCGGCGAGCCTGGCCCTCCGGGAGCGCCCCTGATCGAGGCGGCCGTTGATGAGGAGGGGCTGGTGACGCTCACCAATGCAGACAGGTCCAGCATCTCGCTTGATCTGTACCCGCTGCTCAACCGGATCGCGCGCTGATGCTCCGCGTCGTAACTGCCGCCACCAGCACGCGCCTAACGACAATCGGGGCCATTCGAGCACAGGTCACGGTTGGGAACGACGTAGATGACATCACGCCCGGCCAGTGGATTGATCAGGCGTCAGCGGCGATTGTCAGCCACTGCCGCCGCCGGTTCGCGCGTGAGACGGTTGAAGAGACCTTCCGGCGGCCACCCAACGGGCCTCTAGTTCTGGATCGCGCGCCACTGGTTGCAGCCCCGACGGTCAACGCAGACGGCTTGGATCTGCAGGACGATGATTTGGAGTACGACCTTGCGGCCGGCCTGATCTACCGCTTGCGCGGCGACAGCCGTGGTGGGTGGTACAGCAGGGTATTAACAGTCACCTATACCGCCGGCTGGCGCCTCCCTGGTTCGTCAACTCCAGATCTGCCACCCGATATCGAGCATGCATGCCTGACCCTGGTGGCAGCACGCGCCGCAGGCATGGACCGGGACCCTATGCTGCGTTCCCAGACGGTCGAGGGCGTCGGCTCTAGTTCCTGGATCGCTAGTGCGAACATGGGGTCTCTCCCCCCGCAGGCGGCCAGCCTCCTGGCTCCTTATGTCCGCTACGTGATGGGGTGACCATGAGCCATCTGCTCGCCGGACGCCGGCGCATGATCCTCTCCCGGGGGCGGATGATGACCCTTCGCCGCGAAGGCACCCCACCGCTCAGCGTCGATCTGATCGGCTTCCCGCGCGGCTTCCGCCCGGACGAGATCAAGGGTGGAGTGGTGCAGGGGGACCAGCAGGTAGAGATCTTGACCGATGAACTGGAGGATGCGGGCTGGCCTGACGCGCCGGAGCGCCCCGATCGTCTGATGTTCGACGGCACCACCACCACCGTGCAGGGCGCGCGTCCTGTCTATGACGGCGCGCTTCGGATTGGCTGGAGCCTCTGGGTGCGCGGCTCGTGAGCCCCGAAGTGTGGGCCGACGCCGAGCGGCTGATCCGTGCTGGTGTCGCCGAAATGGCGCAACCGGTGGCAGTCGCTTGGCCCAACGAGCGCTTCAAGGAGCCGAGCCCGCCAGCGCCTTTCCTGGCAGTCGAGGGGATGGGTGACGGTGCCGAGCCCTACGAGATCCAGGATGGTGTCTGGGTCGAGGAAGGAGCCGTGATGGTCCACATCACTGTCCCTACGGGCGGAGGCGTTTCTGCCGGGCTAGCCCTGCGGAAGGAAGTCGCCAGCTGGTTCCGAGGGTTGCCCGCGCGCCCCGTCGTCTACGAGCGGTTCGTCATGGACCCCGGCGGCGCGGATGAGGACGGCAACTGGTACCGCCTCGGGCTGCGCGTCCTCTACCGCTACCAGGATTTCGCTCAACCCGCCTGAGGAGGCCCAGATGAGCAAGACAAGCAGCACCACCTTTGTGGTGCGCGATGCCGACGGCAAGAAGGTCGGCGAGCAGACCGTGCACGAGGCATTCACCCCTGTTCTGGTAGCCGGGCAGACCGCCGAGGTGAAGGAGCCGGAGAAGCCGAAGCCGGCCGAGAAGCCGGCGGTGCAGGACAAGCCGGCAGGCTGAGCGCCGCCACATCCGATTTCAACAGGGCGCCTTCGGGCGCCCTTTCTTATGAAAGGGCGCGGCGATGACCGCCACCACGAACTACCAGGCCGGTGTCGAAAGCACCTTTGCGCAACTGGGCTACATGCAGGAGGCCGCTTACGGCGTGCCTCCCACTGGCGCCTATAAGCGCCTGCGGTTCACCAGCGAAACGCTGACTGGTAACAAGGCCCGCCAGCGCACGGGCGAGATCAATGGCACGCGAGAGGCGGCCGAGGCAGTCACCACCGAGGAGAGCGCTTCCGGCGCCCTCAACTTCGGCCTGTCCTACGGCGCCTATGATGACATTCTCTCCGCGATCCTGGGAGGAGAGTGGGCGACCAATGTCCTGAAGCCGGGCTTGGTCTTCAAGAGCTTCACGGTCGAGAAGCGGTTCAGTCCGACACTGTTCCTCCGCTACCCGGGCTTGTTCTTCACCGGTGCCAACCTCACCATGGCGCGGGGCCAGTTCTTGTCGATGAGCTGCAACGCCATCGCCAAGGAAGAGAAGAACTTCGCTACCAGCCTCAGTACAGGCGGCAACTATACCGCCGCGACCACTGGTCGCATCATGGACCCGGTGGGGGGTGTGCGGGACATCCAGCTGAACGGCGCCGCTATCGCCGCCGTGGTGAACAGCATCAACCTGAGCATCTCCAACGATGGGGCGGCGGCCGATTACGGCCTTGGGTCCGCAGCAGCGCAGGGGATGCGCATGGGCACGCTGACTGTCGGCGGTCGCATCGAGATGTATTTCCGGGACTTCGTCATGTACGAGCGCTTCAAGAGCGAAGCCCGTGGTGCGCTGTCCTGGAAGACCATCGATGCGGACGGAAATGCCTACCAGTGGGCGATCTCCCAAGCCGGTATCATGAACCCCAGCATCACTGCTGGTGGTGTGAACCAGCCCGTGATGGCGTCCTTCGACCTTGAAGGTAACCCCGACGAGGCCAACGGCACCATCAGCATCACTCGCATCCCAGTTGCACCGGGCCCGTAATCGCCTGCCGGTGCCGCGGCGCCGGTGAGCGTAGGGGCCGGCCGTCGCTGCGGGGCGCGGCCGGCCTCGTCTTCCTTCCCCCCGCAATCCCGCACCTTCCCGCAGAGGAACAATTCAGTCATGGCGAAGATTTCTGCCTTCAAGACCAATTCGAAGGCCATTAACGAGGGCGAGTGGATCAAGGTCGGTGACGAGTTCGACGACCTGGAGATCCACACGCGCGGCTTCACCGATGCCTATTACGACGCGCAGGCTCGCCGGCAGCGGCGCGCGGCCATTCCGCTGAATGGTGACGTGTCCAAGCTGAGCAACGCCCAGCGCCGCGCCATCAACACGGAAGTTCTGATCGAGCATGTGGTCCTTGGTGTGCGGAACCTGCACCACGACGATGGCCGCGATGTCAGCTTCGCGGAGTTCCAGGACATGCTGCGTGACCCCGACTACGCCGAGCTGCTACTGGCCTGCTACCGCGCTGCCGGCCAGGTGGGTCAGCGCCGTACTGCCGACCTTGAGGAGGCGGTGGGAAACTAAGGCCCGCCCTCAGGCAGGCGCTGGAGTGGGGCCGCTACAAGGAAATCTTGGCGGACCTGCCGGATGAGGAGAAGCCTCCGTCCCCGGATCTGGATGACTGGCTGATCTGGGTCTGGCGTGCATGGCACAGGCTGCATGACGAGCGGCCCTATACCGTCACCGGCTTCGGCGCCCCCATGGGCGGGATGATGATCAAGAGCGCGCCAGGCCGGATAACGTGGTCGTCGATCAGGAACTGGTGCGAGCATCACCACTATTCAGGCGAGGATGCGATGTTCCTTGAGCGGTGTCTTGCCGCAATGGACGACGAATACCTCTTGTGGTGGGGGGCGCAGCAGCAAAGGGGGCGGCGATGAGCGCATCCGTATTCCGCACTCAGGCCGACGTGTTCCTCAGCCGCCACATGGCTCCGGAAGTACAATCCCGCTTGCTGGCCGAGACTGCAATCAAGGGGCGCGAGGAGCTTATCCGGAGCGGCCGTGCTCCAAACGCGTACGCCACCTTTGTGGATGGCGAGGAAGGCGTTCCGGAGGCACGGGTAAGTCCGGACGGCGTGATCGCCTACCGCTTTGTGCGCATCGGTGAAGCGGCAGCCTTCGCCATGAGCTATCTGGTCACCGGGTCACCTGTCGCGAGCGGGCGGTTTCGATCCAGTTTCGTCTATGCTGTGGGTCAGCATGGCTGGCGGCAGAGGCACAGGAAGCCAACGGCAGCCAATTTCTACAACGTCAACCGCATCATCCGGCCGGCGAGCTTTGATCCATCTAAAGTCACGGATGACGTGGACGAGATCCTGATCTTCAACACCCAGCCGTACTCGCGGAAGGTGGATGTCCAGCTCGCCGGCAACCGGAGGATACGGTTCTCCGTGCCCGCTGACGCGCTAGATGAGGCGGCCATCGCTGTCCGGCGGCGGTTCCCGGACCTGGACGCCCGCCGCATCTACACCGTCCGCTTTTCCTGGCAGTACAAGCTCAAGACAGGCAGCAAGGCGGGGCGCCCGGTGGAGAACCCCGCGCTGGTGATCAGCGTGAGGTGAGGGTTAGGACCTACCTAAATCCCTAGGAGCTTCTTCTTCGCGACATCGAACTCATCTCGGCTCAGGAAGCCTCGCTCAACCAGGGAGGCAAGCTTTGACAACTCTTCCACAGCGGATGTTGGAGCTGCGGTGGCCTGCTGGGGTTGGGTTTGGCGCAAGGCGGCCATCCGGTGTTCTATGTGCGTCTTGATCCGCTCGAAATCAGGCTGCTGGTCCTTTGTGAATAGAACCGCGTTCTCGTCCTTCGTCATTTCCATGACGCCGCCGGATTTCTGATGAACACCGGGAATGGTGAATTGAATATAGCCAACGACTATTGAGCCTGCAGGCCGAAACTGGACCGCTGTGATGTGTGTAAGAGCTATGGTTTTATCGCCTTGAAGACCCTGAAGCAGGAAGTTTCCCAGGCCCTTCTTGCGCTCAATCCGGATTTGGTCGCCCTCAAAGTGTAGGGTGCCATTAGATCCAATCGCTTGCATTGCTTGCTCTTTCATTCAACCGCATAACGATAGCCGTGACCAAAGGAGGCGCGCTACAGCCCGTACGCCCGGTAGCACCCAGCGCGGGCCTGTTCTTCGGCAGATGCCGAAGCTATGGCGCCAGTCAGGGCTGAGCCCAGGATGCCAGCGCGGGGCGAGTACGGCGTGTAGATGCCAGCGCCAACAGACGAGGCCTGAGCATCACAGGCAGCGCGAGCGGCGTTGGCGCGAGCCATGCGGTCATTCTGGTCTTGCTGGGCTAGCCGAGAGCGGCGACGGGCTTCAACCGCATCTGAGAGCCGGGCCTCTTCGGCAGCTATACGCTGCTCTCTGGCCTGCGCCTGGGCGGCAAGGTTGCGACGGCCAGTTGGGGCAGGGGCTTCTTCTGCATCGACGTTGGCCACGGCTACGCGACGCAGGGCCGCCATGTAGTCGGGGGAGTTGGTGAGGGCGCGTTCGAGCAGTTCGTTCTCGCGCTGCCGCTTAGCAAGGTCGTCCGGGGAGACTGGTGCGATAGGAGTACCGTTCAGTTTGGCTTGATACTCTGCCATGGTTCGCTGCCAGCCAAGGCCATTGACTTCGCTGTCAATGCCGCATGCTGGGCAGGTTTCTCTGCCATGCGGAGCATACTGCATCGAAACCACGTTGGGTGGCGCGGATGCACATCCAGCGAGTGCCAAGAAAGCGACCGCCACGAACGCACGCATTCGTTCCCTCCAATTACAGATAATGCAATCTAGACGAAACGGAAGCGTGACGAGAAGGGGGGTGGGGTCAGTCTTTGTCTAAACCTAGCGTTGCGTCAGAAATGAACGCCGATGCACTGAGCATGGACTTGAGTAGGTCCCGAACAGTTTTCCTGGATGCCTCGTTTTCTATCGCTCCGCTATCGAGAAGAGACAAAACAAGCTCAGCCATTCGATGGCTTGCTGTAGTCGCGGCAAGATCAGCAATCGCCCTTACTTCATCGTTATTTCTTGATGTGGTTGCCGCAAAGCTTCGATCTAGACGATCAACGATCTCTGCATTGATGGATCGCTTCTTTGCGTGCGCAGCCTCTTCAATCCGGGCCTTCAGGGCGGCTGGAATGCGGAGGCGGAAGTGCGGATCATCTGCGGCCATGACGCATTGATGCGGCATTTTGCTGTTGACGGCTATGACGCACATGTGCGTCTATCTGGGTGACGCATCGGTGCGTCATTGGAGGTATATATGTCTGGCCAGAGGGAATGGCCTCAACTCATGGTGCGGCTTCCGAGTGAGGTGAAGGCTTGGGTTGCATCCCAAGCGGCCCGCAACGGCGCATCCATGAACAGCGAAATTATCCGGACGCTTAGGGAGCGGATGGATCGAGATGCCGCCCGGCAGGGCGGTGGGCAGACGGCGGGGAATTCCTTGGCGGGTTGAACCCGCCGTCTGCTGATACCACCACGGCCAGAGGCTGTTTGCACCAGCCCGAGGCCACCCACGAACCTGGAACAACAGGACGTGGTCAACACTCACACCGAGGGAAATTCGGATATGAGCGGCGACAACATAATGTCTTCTGGCCCGAATGGCCAGCTTCTCGTTGTGCCTGTAGAGGGCGAGGCCCGCATTCGGGACATCGACCTTGGTGAGCGCCTCGGCTTCGAGCGCCCGGCAGACATCCGAAAGCTGATCGAACGGCACCGCGAAAACCTGAACAAAATCAGTATTCTCGCCACCGTGGCGCAAATTCATCAGGGCGCCGGGCGGCCGTCGAAGGCCTACTACCTCAACCGCAAGCAGGCGATCTTCATCACGGCCAAGTCCGAGACGGCCGAGGCCACGGACATCACCATCGAGATCATCGACCGGTTTGATGCCTATGAGCGGGGCATGGCCCCTGCCAAGGAAAGCGACGAGATCACCATTTCCCGGGCGCTGCTGCTCGCTGCCGGAAAGCTGGAGGAAGCCAAGCAGCAGATCGCGGTACTAGAGCCGAAGGCGGCTGCACTGGACCGCATTGCTCTGGCTGATGGCGATCTGACCATTACCGAGGCCGCCAAGGCGCTGGGCGTCCGCCCCAAAGATCTGTTCACGTCATTGAAGGCCGGCGGCTGGATCTATAAGCGGCCTGGCGCCAAGAACTGGCTTGGCTACCAGAACCGGGTTCAGAGCGGTCTTCTGACCCACAAGGTGAACACCGTCTCGCGCTCCGACGGTTCTGAGAAGATCGTCGAGCAGGTGTTGGTGACGCCGAAGGGGCTGACGAAGCTGGCTCAGATCGGGAGCGCGCACTGATGCAAAAGCAGCAGATTGCCAGTGCGGGGCATTTCTCCGCGCCCAAGACGCTCCTGGACAAGGAGGCCGCGAAGCCGGCCCACCCCGGGCATACGCCGCCAGACCCGCGCAAGCTACGCCGGGATCTAATCATGGCGCTGATCGAGACGTGCCCGACCAGGGTGGCCAAGGAGCGGGCCGATATCTTGATCAGCGATGCTGAGAAGCTCGCTTCGTACATCACGAATGGCGCCGTGGCGGGAGAAGTCGCATGAGCGCTCAAGTCTTCGATTTCACGGCCAGCGATAAGCTGACCCCAGAGCAAGCCGGCACTCTCTTGGCACGCGATCAGGTGGCGGAAGGATACACTGAAGCCCAATTCTTGGAACTGTTGGACCTGGTTGGGAGTGGCGCTTCTGGGTTTGCTGCCGAGGTCAAAATGCCTGTGGCGGTAATCCGTGAGCTGTGGGTTCGGCAGGAACTAGCGGCGCTTCAGGAATGGAACCGGCTTTCGATAGCCAAGAAGCACTTCACGTCCGGAGGCACCCACTGATGACCGCCCCCGAACCCTCCCGCCGGTCCTTCTTCGGCCACCTCGCCGGCATCACGGCGGCTGGGACCATCGTCTACGGCTGCGCGGACCTGAGCGCGACGGAGGCCGCCCCCATTCCGGCCCCGCACCCAGACGCTCTGCTGATTGCGATGGTCGCTGAGATGAAGGAGATCGACCGCGTTACGGCGGAAGACGACGAAGCTTTAGGCGAGGCGATGGACGTTGAGTTTGACCAGCTAAGGAAGAAACTGGAGCCGTTCGATATCCGCTGGCGGTCGTTGCGCGATGCGGTGGTTCAAGTCCCGGCGCGAACGCAGGACGGCTTCCTGGCGAAGGCTCAGGCTATTGGTTCTACCGCGCACGCTTCTCTGGACGGCAAGGGGATGGACAGCTTCGATGACGAACTGGCGTGGTCCTTGGTTCAGGACATTCTGAGGGAGGCGCACTGATGGCCGCCTCCGAGCCTTCGCCAGATGGCGATGCCCGTCTCCGGGAATGCACGTGGGGAGAGTACCAACTCCTTCGGGCCGTGTGGGCTCTCGCGGGCACCGAAGTGACGGTGCGGACGTGCCTCACGACCGGGATCGACCCGGCCATACTCGACGACATCATCACCAAACCAGCCCTTCAGCCGGCTGGCGTCCACTGGCTCGGCTAGCCGCGGCCAGATCCGACTAAGATAGAGGGGGTCACATGCGTTGTGACCCCCTCCACTGAGGCACCGCAAGGTGCAATGCCGTCGTGGCTTGCCAGGCTGAGGTTCGGCGCGGAAGGGCTGGGTCCGGTTTGGCTGGGCATGGCAGGCTAGGGCAGGGGTGGAGGGGCAGAGAGATCTGTCCCTCTCGCCTCGCTTGAGATCCGCTGGCGGCCGGCTATCCAGCGGCCATTCACAAATCGATGATCAGCCGGCACAATCGCCCCCAGATAGGGCGAAGGTCGGATGAAGATACACGCTTTTAAGGTGGTGCAGCGCGGCGCCACCCCGCTGGTTGATCTGCTGAGAAAGCTGGAAGCTCAGCTGCTCCAGGACCGCAACTATGTTGTTGATGGCCGAACGATTAAGCTTGAAGAGGTTCTTCCCGCTAAGGATGGGTCTTGGCGCCTCGACCTAAGCAAGACGAGAGAATATGGACCGGGTCGAGTGTCAACGTCTCGGCCAATGGCTGATTTTGCTTTGGCCCATGATGAAGGGTTCGGCGAAGAAACGGCCGCCTACTACGACCCCAAGTCAGATTACATGACCATTCAGTACAATCATTATGGACCGCGCGCCGGAACGTATGAAAGCTACTTCTTCTCTGCTCTACACGCCTTTGGGGATCACGGTGGAGGCATCGGCCTCATACCAGTGATGTCACCGAAGGTTGCAGGGAAAATCAGCAAATTCAACGTTTTCAAGAAGTTCCAGCTCACTTGCTACCTTCCGGGTCTTGATACCAATACACTCAAGAGCCGCCCCTCTATGGCAGAATTGGTGAAACAGCCACTTGCTGCGGGGGCGGAGACACTGCGTATTGATCTTTCGGCAGAGAAGGCGAGGCCGCACTCACTGGTGCCGGCCTTCATACGGCAGCTTATCGATGATTTTTCGAGCGTTCCTGACCAGGTTGAACGGCTCAAGGTAACGGGAAAAGCCGATCCTTTCGCTCCATCAGAGATGATCGATCTGCTAGAAGCTCGTCTCGAGACGGATGTCCAGATTTCTCGCGGAGGATACCAGCGTTTCCCAGCGCAGATGCGATGGCAGGAGCTGAAGAAGATCCATGATGAGTGGAGGGCAAATGGAAGCCTTAAATGAGCGGCCACTCAGCATCGGATTACGGTGGGAGAAGATCTACCCGTATGTGATCGGCACTGCTGCGACCGTAGCATGGTTTTGGGGCTTGGGGCATCCATTCCCCAATCCATCGGAAAACCTGCTCGGTGCCGCAGCGACAGTTGCATCCGTGTTTGCGGGCTTTCTGAGCGCCGCTAAGGCAGTCTTGCTGACCATCAAAGACACCGCTGTCTACAAGGCACTCAAAGATCTTGGGTACATCAAGGATCTCTTCGGGTACCTTAAATCTGGCATTGGGATATCGGTGCTCTTTGCTGTGGTATCTTTGTTTGGCTTCTTCCTGAGCCCTGTTGAAGCGAATTTGGGCTTTTCAGTTAGCGCATACTTCCAAGCAATCTGGGTGTTCCTCTCAGTCGCAGCATTCTGCTCATATGTTCGAGTTTCAACTATTTTGTTCCGAATGTTGGACCAGAACTAGCGCCAGTTAACATCATCACGGGTCACGGGCGTCCTTCGGGGCGCCCTTTTCATTTGGAGGTCTGCAACGCATGGCAACGGTCTCCCAGGTGACCGAGGCTGTCTACCGCGCGCGGTACGACAACCAAGTCTCGGCCGGCGCTGCCGCTGCCACCAAGGCTCTCCAGGAGAACACGGCGGCGGTCGTCCAGAACGAGACGGCGGTTACCCGGGCGACGAAGAGCGCCAACACTCTCGCGAACCAGTACGACCCCATTACTCAGAAGACACGTGCCCTCACGAAGGCGCAGCAGGATCTGGCGCAAGCCCAGGCCACCATGGCGAATGCCGTGGCGACTGGGGCCAAGTCTCAGGAACAGGCAGACCGCGTCCTCCAGACGCTCAGCGCCAGGGTGGCGCGTACGCAGGCTGACCTAGACGCGGTCACGCGCGCCCACTCCAGCGCCAGCGCTGCGACCGCGCATCTCGGCGCCAGCAGCCGCGTGACTGCTCAACAGCTCCAGCAGCTTACACCGCAGTTGAACGACATCTTCGTCACCATCGCCGGTGGCATGAGCCCCATGCAGGTGATGATCCAGCAGGGGCCGCAGATCACCCAGATCTTCGGGGGGGTCCGGAACACCTTTGCTGACGTGGCGGCTTCTGTCGGACCCATGCGGCTTGCCCTCATCGGGGCGACCGCGGCGTTCGGCGGTCTCGTTGCTATGGCAGAGACGGTGGAGCGGCGCCTTGATGCCGTGGCTGATCGACTGCGGGCTACGCGCACAAACTTCGACGCCATGGCGGCCAACGTCGTTGCCGCGGGCCGAGTGGGCGAGGGCGCGTCGATCGGTCGCACTGAACGTACCGCCGTGGCTCAGACGATCGCATCCGCGCCCAACTTCCAGGGCACGGCTCAGGACCTAGTTACCCTGACCCGGGTTTCGGAGGACTTGGCCGCTGTTATGGGTAAGGACGCCACTGAGGCGGCGGGCGTACTCGCCAAGGCTATGCGCGAGCCCGGCGTGGTGGCGCGCGAACTCTACGAGGACTACTTCCCCGGGCTAGACAAGAGCCTGACGAAGCAGATCGAGCAGCTTGCCAAGTCTGGGCAGAGTGCCAGCGCGTTCGGCAAGCTGTTGGAAGTGTTGAAGAAGCAGACGGAAGACGCTGCTGGCCCGGTGACGCCGCTCGAAGCCGCCTGGCGGAACCTGCGGGAGGAACTGAGCCGCGCCTGGGATGTCCTGAAGGCGCCCTTCGACACGGCTGACAGCCCAGCCATGAAGGTCCTGGCTTGGACGATCGACCGGCTGGCGGATCTGCTCCGCATCGTCCGGGAACTGGACGAGTACGCCAACAATGGCCCTCTTGGCCGGCTGCTTGGGTTCTCAAGCGATGCGCCCCTCTCGGGAAGCGGTGATGACGCGCTGTCTGCTGGTGCTGTCGGGAACCTGCGGAGCCGAAAGAACAGTGGCGCCACTGCCAGCAATCCGGTTGAGGATAACCTTCGGTCTCTGCGCGAACAGGCACAACTTGCCCGTGAGGCTGCCGGCGCATCGCGAGAGCTTCTCCAGGCAGAGCAGGCTCTGCGGACCGCTGGCAAGGGACATGGCGGTGTTACCGACGCTCAAGTGGCTCAGGCTCGCAGTCTGGTCCAAGCCCGTCTCAACGAGCAGCTCCGAGACTATGTCGTTGATCTCCATCGGCAAGCGGACGTTGAGGAACTGACCGCCAGGGCAGTTGCCGGTGGCACGAAGGAGCAATGGGCGGCCGTCACGGCCAATCAGGCGCATCTCGAGGCACTGAAGTACGGGAAGATCGGGTCGGAAGAGTACCTCCGCGCGATCACGCAGATCACCGGCGCGCTTGAACGGCTGAATGAACAACAGCAGGCATCGCGCGATGCGACAACGCTGCGGACGCAGGAGCAGCAGGTGGCTCTCCTGGAGCAGGAGGCGAGACTTCTTGGGGCGAGCGCTGATGAGCGGGAGAGGGAACTTGCCGCGCTCCAGGAGCGGCAGCGCATCATCAATGAGAAGGGTGATCCGGACAGCGAAGCTGGCCAGAGGCGGATCATGGGCGCCCGCAACTTGGTGGATGCAACCCGCCAGACAACCCAGCTTCGCAACTCTATGGAGGAGTTGCAACGGATCGGTGAGCAAGCGTTTGACCGGATCGGCTCCGCGATCACCGAGGCATTCACCAACGGCTCACTGAAGGCTGTTGACTTCGGCAACATTGCCAAGGCAGTCCTCAGCGAAGTGGTCCAGGCAGCCCTTCGGCTCGCAGTGATCAATCCGGCACTCAATTCCCTGTTCGGAGGCACGCGCGGAACGCTCGGCGGGATCACCTCTGTTATGGGTGGCGGCGGCAACCTCGCCATTACGAATGGCGATGGCGGCATCGTCGGCTACGTCCAGCAGGGCGCGCAGGCCTATTCTGCTTACAGCAAGCTGAGCGGGATCAACCCGGGCAACTACATCAGCGGCGCGCAGAGCTTCAACACCGGCTTCTCTTGGCTCGATGGCGCTTTGAACACCCCGGTTTGGGGCAGCGCGAATGCGGGCATCAACGCCGGCGGCGCAGTGACGAATGCGGCCGGCTATGGCTCCATTGCTCAGAACTCCATCGACGCGGCTGGAAGCGCCACGGCGGCTGGTGTTGGCGAAGGGGGCGCTGGTCTGGCCGGCACCTATGGCGGCTATGCCATGGGCGTCGCTGGCATCGCTGGCGGTCTCTACGGCGCCTATACCGGCGTGCAGCGCGGTGGTGTCGGCGGCTATACGCAGGCGGCTGGCGGCGCGGCCACGGCTGGACTGTCGGCGGCGGCCATGTATGGCGCCACGATCCCCGTCTACGGCTGGATCGCCGCGGCGGCATTGCTCGTCTTGGGCGCCCTGCTGCCGGGCCAGAAGCCGTCCGACCGTACCGGCACCGCGACCTACTACACCAACGATCCGGCCAACCCATCGGTGGGCGGCCTGAACGGCGACAGGTTCAGTCAGGAGACCCGCGGCCAAGCCCTGTCCATCGGCGGACAGTTGCTGGCGGTCGCCCAGAAGGTGGCTGACGTAACCTCGGTGCCGGATAACCGGGTGGAGGCTTCCTACCGGGTGGCGGTTGGAGCGCGCGATGGCCTGAACGTCTTCTTCGGTGAAGATAAGCTGCACGGCGAGATGAACGAGGAGGGGGTGACAGCGGTCACCCGCGCCTTCGTTCAGCGCATACTTCTGACGGCCGCCGAGCAGACCACCGATGCCAATGTTCGCTCGGTGATCACCCGCTCCGGGGTGGACGATCCCGACAAGACCCTGGCCAACCTGTCCTGGTACAACAACGACTACAAGTCGATGATCGCCGAGAGCGTCACGCCGACGGCGGCCTTCGTGCAGCAGGTGAAAGCCCTTGTCGCGCCCATCGACGAGGCAAAGACCAAGGCGCAGGAACTGGGCATTGCCGTGAATGACCTGAATGCGGTCAGCGAGCGGGCGGTTCAGTCGCTGATCGACCAGCGCACTGCGACGCTTGAGGCCATCACGACAAGCGACAGCCAGCGTCAGGCCCTGGCCTCGGGCACGTCGTCGCTGGTGCTGCAACTCGAGAACTTCAGCAAGGCGGCACAGGCCGAGGTGCGGGCGCTGGATGACCAGTTGCGTGACCTGGATATCCAGCCGGAGGCGCGGGGCACCTTCACGGCCGACCGCTGGCGCACCCTGGACGCCGAGTATCAGGCCCTGACGCGGCAGCGCGACATGGCCAGCATGGCGAGCAGCAACAGCCTGTGGGACCGTTTCCAGTCCGCCTCCGGTCAGTCCGAGACGCTGGAGGGGGCGCTGTGGGATCAGGAGCGCCGCGCCAATGCGGAGCGGCTGTCAGCGGCCTCTGATGGCATGACCGACATGGTGCTGCTGGAGAAGACGCTAGCGGAAGAGCGGGCCGCGATCATCCGCCGCTTCAATGAGGAAGCTGCCACGCTCGAAAATCAGCGTCGCGAGCAGGCGCAGGAGAGCGTGGTGGGCACCCTCGGCGGCATCACCGACTTCATCCGCTCGATGCAGTTGGACGGCAGTTCCCTGCTTTCGCCGCAGGCGAAGCTTGATCTGCTGGGGCGCGACTTCAACGATGTGGCGTCTCGGGCGGCGAATGGCGACTTCGATGCCATCTCGCAGTTCACCGGCCTGGCCAGCAGCTACCGCAGCGCGGCGCGGGACTATTACGGGTCGAGTGCCGGCTTTGGCGCTGTGCAGGGCCAGATCGCCGCGGCGGCGGAGAGCATCGGGAACCTCGGCGCGGAAACCCTGACCAACAGCAGCATGAACAGCATGGTGCAGGATCTTAAGACCAGCGTTGTAGACGCCATCAACGAGTTGAGGGCGGAGAACCTGCTGCTCCGCCTCCAGCTTGAAGGCATGGCCACGCGATGACCGGCCTTGCAGCGCCGGGCGTCACCGGGCCCGGCATGGCGCCGGCGGGCGCGGATCGATACTCATCCGAGTTCGCCGTCACCGACCTGCCAGACCTGCTGGACGAATGGCTGGTGGAGTTGGGCAGCGCCCCGATCCCCGTTGACGTTCTGCCGCCCTCTCTGGGGCAGCCGGGCGGCGGCGCGGTGGGCGCGGTGCCGGATGCAGCGGCGGTCGTGACCAATCCGCCCGTGGTTTGGCGCTACAGCCTGCGGGGCTGGATCGGCGAGCCGGGCGACGCGGCCCTGCCGAACACGGCTTATCCGCGCCGGCTGGTGGAGGCACCGTCACTGGTGCGCTCCATGCGAGTGCTGCCGGAGGACAGCGCGCGGCTGTCTTTTCAGGCAGGGGAGCTGCTGCTGGATAACAGCGACGGCGCCCTGGACGATCTAGCGGGCGCCTGGGCGATGGCGGGACGGCCGGCGGTGATCCGCCGCGGCCCGCACCGCACGCCGCTGCGGGCGGGATACGGTGAGTTCGGCCGGGTCGCGGATCTGCGGATCACCAGCCCGGCGCGGCGCTCGTCGCGGCTCTCCATCGGCCTCCAGGCTTCTGCCTCCGACCTCGCCGTGCCTGTGTGCAGCGTCTACGCCGGCACAGGCGGTCTGGAAGGCGATGCTGCCCTCGCCGGGCAGAACCGGCCGCGCCTGCTGGGCTACAAGCGCCAGATCAAGCCTACCGCGCTCCTGGCAGCGCAGCTGGTCTGGCAGGTGACCGAGGGGGTGCTGCTGAGCGTCGATGGGGTGCGGGACGGCGGCGCCGCGCTGACCTTCGCGGGCGACTTCCCGACCTTGGCGGCGCTGCTGGCGGCGACCCTGCCGCAGTCGTCCTACGCCACATGCCGCGCGTTCGGCCTGATCCGCACCGGCAGCCCGCCGGAGGGACAGATCACGGTGGATGCTCAGGCCGCGGGCGACGGCAGCCATGGCGGGATTGCCCTGGCCCTCCTGCGGGGGCCGGGCGGCCTGGATGACAGCCGGATCGTCACGGGTAGCTTCTCGGCCCTTCCTCCCGGTCTGGCCGGATGGATCTGGCGCTCCGGCACGGTGGCCGCCGCTCTGGATCAGGTGCTTGGCAGTTGCGCCGGCTGGTGGGGCTCGGATCGACTGGGACGCATCGTGGCCGGCCGGCTGACGCGGCCTGAATTGGTGGGGCCGCGCGCCACCTTCGACAGGTGGATGCTGACGGGGGAGCCGACTGAGGATGCCGGCGTGGCGCCGCGTTGGCGGCAGCGGGTCGCCTATCGCGTGCTCGACACCGTGCAGAGCGGAACCGACCTGTTTGGCATCGCCAGCAGCAATCCAGGGCTGGTCGCGGCCTATGGCACGGCGCAGCAGGTTGCCACCGTCTACGACACATCCATCAGCGTCCTCTACCCATCTGCCACCGATCCCGAACCACTGGTCACGGGCTTTGACGCGGAGAGCGATGCGCAGGCCCTGGCGGTTGAGCTGCTGGCCCTGCATGGCGTGCGTCGCCGCCGCTGGCGCGTGCCGGTTGGCAAATGGGGGCACCTGACGGACCTGGGCGACATTGACGCGGTGGATCATCCGCTGCTGGCCGACCGCAACTGGTGCGTCGTCGGCGCCGAGCAATCAGGCGACGCCATCACTCTCAGGCTGTGGGGATGACATGCCGACATTGATATCGGACGGCAGCTGGGCCGATCTGCCGGGCGTGTCGATCGCGACCAACAGCGAGGTCGTGGGGCTCGGCGTCCGCGCGCTGCTGACCCCCGTGCTGAGCGAAGTCTGGCGCACCGGATCGGTTACGGTCCGGACCCTGGACGTGGATCTCGGCGCATTGCGCGAGGTGCGGGCGGTGGTCCTGCAGGCGCCGCGCGACGGTCTGCTGCCGGCGCCCGGCGATACCGTGACGGCGATCCTGTCGGCCGTGACCATGGGCAACACCGACGCCGGATCTTTCTCTGGCAGCCTCGCCATGCCGGTCGGCTACTGGGCCTGGGTTCTGCCCGCCGCCGTCACCGCGCGATACCTGCGTCTGCGCTTCACCAGCAGCCAGCCCTATCTCCAGTTCGGCCGGCTCTGGGTCGGCACCGGCATGTGGACGGAGCGGTTCCTGTCGGAGAGCGGCTACGGCCCGGCGACCTTCGACGAGACCGCGCAGCCGACCCGCCGCCGCATCCAGTTCGAGATGCCGCAGCTCAGCCAGGATCAGGCGGACCAGTTGGAGGACATCGGCCTGCGCGTCGGCACACAGCGCCAGGTGCTGGCGATCCCGCGCACCGAACGCGCGGCCCGCACCGCCGTGATCGGCAAGCTGACGGCCATTCCCGCCCCTAAGCCGCGGCAAGCCTGGAGCCAGGGCGGCTTGCTGCACACCGCCACTTTGACCGTACAGGAGGACCGCTGACATGGCGGACCAGGTTTACCTGCTGGACCGCTGCCGGGTCGCCACCACGACCACGGGCACGGGCAGCTATTCCCTCGGTGCGTCGCCTGTCGGGTATCTCGACCCGTTCGCCGCCGGCGGCGTCTCCGGGCGGCGCTACACGTGGCTGTGCGAGACCGAGGACAGCAGCCAGTGGGAGCTGTTCGAGGGTGTTCTGACCTCGGGTAGCCCCAGCACCATCTCGCGGGCGCGGATCATCCGGACCCATACCGGTGGCACAACCGCTGTCAGTTGGTCGGCCGGCACGCGGCGGATTACCTGCGTGGGGGTGGCGGATCGCTGGGCCTACCTCAACACGGATGGCCTGCTGCCCAACTCCATGATGTCGCAGGCGCTGACCAGCCAGTTGTCTTCGACGGTTGCGCGCTCGATCCCGCACGCGACGGCCACCACATTCTCGTTCGACACGGTGGGGGCCAACACGCTAGGCGGCGCCTCAGGGTCCGGTGGCAACTACAATGGCGTCGTGCTCCCCATGGGGGGCATCTACTCTGTCGAGGCCAATGTGCTGTTCGCCAGCAACGGCACTGGTATCCGCAATCTATCGCTTGTCATCAACAACAGCCTGGCACTCGCAGTTGACCAGAAGGTCGCCGCAGGGCTTGGGCAGGTTGGACTGCGCGGCTCCTGGCGTGGCGGCCTGAACACCAACGACACGCTGACCATGCAGGTCTCGCAGGACAGCGGCGCCGCGCTGGTGGCCGGCGGCACCCTCGCGACGAACCTGACGGTGGTGAGGCTCTGATGGCCGCTGCATCTGTGCTTGTTTCCCCGCAGGCGGATCTGGTCCGGATCGCCACTCTCGCGGGCAACGGGGACATGGCCGCCCGCCGCTATGACGGTGAGCGACTGTATGTGGATGGCGTGACGCAGGCGGCGCTGAATGCGGCGCTGGCCCAGGTCGGCGACGGCGCCTCGACCCGCATTCCCGTGCCGGAGAGCGTCACGCCGCTGCAAGCCCGCAAGGCGCTGCGGTCGGCCGGCCTGCTGCCCCAGGTCCAGGAAGCCATCGCCGCGGCCGGCGAGGAAGCGCAGGAAGAATGGGACTTCGCGCTGGAGGTGCGGCGTGATCATGCGCTGCTGAACTCCATCGCGGCTGACCTCGGCCTCGACAGCGAGGGCATCGACGACCTGTTCCGGGCCGCCGTCCTCCTCTGATCGTCCCCACAATCTGGAGTATTGCCATGTCGGGCACTGCCCTCGACGTGCTCCTGGAGCCG